GACGCCATGAAGCCAATGAAAGACGATCCAGACACTCCATTTGGAGCTGTGATCAAACGGCAGATTGGCGAAATCGGTAGTGATGGGAAGAAGAAGCTCACCTCAGTCATGAACCTCGTCAACGAGGAAGGTGATTGGGAAAAGTGGTCGAAGACGTTGTCTTCTCAGATGCTATCTAAGCAGAGTCCTAAGCTCGCTCAGAAGCAACTTGAAATGGCTGCTGAGCGGAAGATGCGAGAGTTCGACGAAATCAAAGCTCTCGACAACCCCGCCGTCAGAAAGAAGCTTCTTGATTCCTTTGCTGATGACGCTGATTCTTCGGCTGTTCATCTGAAGGCTGCAGCTTTGCCACGTCAAGGCTCACACGTCATACTACCGGTTAACACGATGAAAGAAACGGAAGTATACGCACCGAACTTCCGTAATGGCGAAAGGGTTGTTCTCGTTCGCTATCCACACGGCGGTATCTTCGAGATTCCAGAACTCACGGTCAACAACAACCATCCGGATGCGAAGAAGCTGATTGGAACTAATGCCAAAGATGCGATTGGTATCCACAGTAAGGTTGCTGCTCGCTTGTCTGGTGCAGACTTCGACGGTGACACGGTTCTGGTAATCCCGAACAACAACCGATCAATCAAGACAGCACCCGCACTCGAAGGTCTTAAGGGTTTCGATCCTCAGCGTGCTTATCCTGGCTATGAAGGTATGACCAAGATGAGTGCCAGAACCAAACAAGTCGAGATGGGTATAGTTTCGAATCTCATCACCGACATGACGATTCGTGGAGCTTCCGCATCCGAGCTAGCTGCAGCAGTTCGACACTCCATGGTTGTGATCGATGCTGAGAAACACGGTCTCGATTGGAAACGATCGGCGATCGACAATGGCATCCCCAAGCTCAAAGAGAAGTATCAAGGTAGGAAGAACGCTGGCGCATCGACTCTCATCTCGAGGGCTGGTGCAGAAGTGCATGTTCCTGAAAGAAAGCCTCGTCCTGTATCCGAGGGCGGACCGATTGACAAGAAGACCGGTGAGAAAGTATTCGTTCCCACCGGCGCGACATTCACCAATCGCTACGGCAAAGAAGTTCCTCGCACATTCAAGTCAAAGCGTTTGGCCGAAACCAACAACGCACATACCTTGTCGTCTGGAACACCTATCGAGAAGATCTATGCGGATCACTCGAACACACTGAAAGGTCTGGCAAACAAAGCCAGGCTTGAAGCCAGCAACATCAAGCCTATCTCGTATTCGCCTGAAGCGAAAACCAAGTACGCAGATCAAGTCAAGTCCCTCGAAGCCAAGCTTAATCTGGCATTGAGGAACAGTCCGTTGGAACGTCAGGCGCAGATCATAGCGAACACTGTGGTTAGGCAGAAAATTCAAGCCAACCCAGATCTGGAACCGTCGGACATCAAGAAGCTCAAAGCACAGGCCCTAACTGAAGCCCGTCTTCGTACCGGGGCTAAGAAGACCCGTATCGAAATCACGGACGATGAATGGGCCGCCATTCAGGCCGGCGCTATCACTAACCACAAGTTGACGCAGATCTTGAACAACGCAGACCTCGATGCCATTAAGCAACTGGCAACACCGAAGTCTCGTCAGAAGTTGGATGTCAACGGAATGCGCCGTGCCATCACAATGCTTCAGAACGGTTACACTCAAGCACAGGTCGCCGAACAGCTTGGCGTTTCTGTCACGACCCTGAAACGTAGTCTTACTGAAGGTGATGCATGACAGATGAACACATGCTTACCACAGTGGACAACCCATTCGATCCAGTGACTCAATACAATGAGTGGAACATCTGGGATCAAGCAGCTGGCTACAATACGCTGGCGTATCTGGGTCGTGTGGTAAGAACATCAGACGAACTGTCCGAAGCAGATCAAAGTCTTGCATACGAACAGGCAATGCAAGACATTGTGGATGAGAATGGTGGACTGTACAAGATGGTCGTCGTTCCATCCGTAGTAAACGAGCCAGTCTGATTGAACGCACTACCACACCATGCCGCTTGCCAGTAGGCAGTCAGTCGATTGACAGATCAGGTGTTGGTCTGTTGGTTGGCTGATTGTCTGCTTGGCAATCGACATACTTTTACTTTCTTTATCCTAACAGAATGACTCGTCGCGTCACGGGTCCTCCACGAGTCCCTTGAGACCGGGGGAGGGGTGTCGCAAATTAGACCCCCCGCCTGCATCGCCCGGCCACCAAAAATAGCCCCGGAGGGACAAAAAGTGGGGTGTTTGTGATCTTGGTCCGGCGGAAAGTTCTCCAGAAGGGCTTCTAAGCGTGAGGAAAGGGGTTGTAAACGTGGTCACTTCGAGCCGGGGTGCGGGTTCTAAGCGCAGTAGACCAGCGACAACCCCTGAAGGCCGAGAGAATCATCTGGTTTCACTGGCTTACGACCTCGTCGAGAAGCGGTTAAGAGAGGGGAGCGCCACCTCTCAGGAGACAACACACTTCTTAAAGTTGGGTTCATCAAGAGAAGTGTTGGAGCAAGAGAGACTTCGACATGAGAATGAACTCGCACGAGTGAAAGTCGAAGCTCTCGAATCTCAAAAGAAGACCGAAGAGCTTTACAAGCAGGCGCTAAACGCCATGCGAACATATTCTGGCCAGGATCCCATGGATCTTGAGGATGAATACGATGGTTAGAACTTATTCAGAACTCCGCCGACTGGAGACATTTGAGGAAAGGTTCGGATATCTTTCTTTACGAGGCAGAGTTGGGGATACGACTTTCGGATTCGACAGATATGTCAATCAACAGTTTTATACATCCAGAGAATGGCGACAAATACGAAACGACATCATCGTTCGTGATAATGGTTGCGATCTGGGTGTAGAAGGTTACGATATCCATGACCGAATCTACATTCACCACATGAATCCGATGAGGTTGAGCGAAATCGTAGACGGAGACTCAAGGATCTTAGACCCCGAGTACTTGATCTCTGTAACACATAGAACGCACAACGCCATACATTACGGCGACGAAAGTCAACTGCTTCGCCCGTTCGTCGAACGCAGGCCGGGCGACACGAAACTTTGGTAGGAAAGGAAAACATGACTACGATCGTCTACGACCGCCCAATTGCGGATTACGTCGACCGGCTCAGCGAGACGGGTCACGTGACCCACAGCACGGCGAAGAAGACTTCCGTCACTCTGCACCACAACGGCGGTGTCAACGTCAGTTTCGACGAGATCCTGAACACCTGGAGAACTCGCGAGGCTTCCGCCCACTTCGATGTGAACTCCGCCGGCGATGTCGCCCAGTTCGTCAAGGTCGACGAGTACGCCTGGGCCACGGGCAACACCGAGGGCAACATCACCAGCATCAGCATCGAGATGACGGACGAGACCGGAGCGCCCAACTGGGTCGTCGGCGATGCCACCTGGAAGTCTGCGGCCCATCTCGGAGCATGGCTCTTCTTCCACGAGATCGGCACCCGACCCAGCCTGTCCAACGTCTTCCCGCATCAGCACTGGTCTTCGACCGACTGCCCCGGACCGTTTGTCATGAGTCACTTCGAGACGATCGTCGCCGAGATGCAGGCTCAGTATGACTTGATCGCCGGCCACCCCTCTCCCGCGCCTTCTCCCCACCCCGCTTCCGATGACATTGCCGAGGACGGCGAGCTCGGCCCGCAGACCATCACCCGCTGGCAGGAGATCATGGGGACTCCGGTCGACGGGAAGATCTCGATCCCTTCGAGCATGCTCGTTGTCGAGGTCCAACGTCAGCTCAACCGGCGCATCGATTCTCACCTGGTCGTCGACGGATTCGGGATCGTGCAGAATGACCAGCCGTACAACACGGTTGCGGCGTTGCAGAAGTACCTCGGCACCACTCAGGACCGACGTCTGTCCGTTCCGGTCTCGGAGTGCATTCTGGCACTGCAGAAGCGCCTCAACCAGGGCCGGTTCTAATCATTTGAAGGAGGTGTTCTCACGTGGCCGGAAGTATTCTCGACGATGTCAAGAAGTTGCTTGGTATCGATTCGAGTTACACGAACTTCGACACTGATGTGATCCTTCATATCAACAGTGTGTTCTCAATCCTTAGTCAATTGGGCATCGGACCGAGTACCGGTTACATGATCGAGGATAACACGGCCACGTGGGATGCCTTCGTCGGTACCGACCTGAACCTGAACGACGTCAAGACTTACATCGTCACAAAGGTCAAGTTGTTCTTTGACCCGCCGCAGAATTCCTTCGTCATCGCCGCGATGGAGAAGCAAATCCAAGAACTCGAATGGCGCATCAACGTGAAACGGGAAGGAGAATCGTGGACGGACCCCGATCCAGCCCCAACTACGCCGCCGGAGCTTTGTTGGTGGCAGACACTCTAGCACACCACGGAGTGAAGGGAATGAAGTGGGGAGTACGCAAGAGCGGTTCCTCCACCTCCTCCACTCCTCCTCCGTCTTCCGACCATGTCAATGCCGAAAATCTTAGAGTCAAGATCCGAACTGGTGGGCTCAAAGCCCTAGGCAATGACGAGCTTCAGGCTTTGAATACTAGGATGCAGTTGGAGCAGACACACCGGAATCTCACTGCTCAATCCCCATCTAGGTTCGAGGTCGGTCACAAGCACGTTAAGCGAGTGCTTTCTGTCGCCAAGACTTTGAACGACATCCACAGTACTGTCAACGGTCCCGTCGGAAAGGCGATCAAGACGGCGGTCAATAAGTAAGGTCTGGGCGATGGTTCTATCGAACACGGCAACTCCAATTTATTACGGTGAATTCCGTGATGCAGTAATGCGTGGAGAGATACCCGTCAATCGGGAGATCTCTATGGAGATGAACCGTATCGACGCTCTCATCGCCGACCCGAATATTTGGTACGACGACAAAGCCGTCAATGGTTTCATCGCTTACTGTGAAAACGAATTGACTTTGACTGACGGCAGCGATCTACATTTGCTTCCCTCTTTCAAACTCTGGGCGGAACAGATTTTCGGTTGGTATTACTTCGTCGAAAGAAGTGTGTACAAACCGAGAGCTGGTAATCACGGTGGTCAATACGTGAAAAAGATTGTCAAGAAAAGATTGACTACCAAACAGTATCTCATTGTAGCTCGAGGTGCTGCAAAGTCTATGTATGCCGAATGCATACAAAGCTATTTCTTGAACGTCGATACGTCGACCACACATCAGATTACCACTGCCCCTACGATGAAACAAGCTGATGAGGTAATGTCGCCGTTCCGTACGGCAATTACTCGCAGTCGCGGCCCTCTGTTCCAGTTCCTGACTGAGGGCTCCCTTCAAAACACCACCGGTTCTCGAGCTAATCGAGTAAAGCTGGCCTCCACTAAAAAGGGGGTTGAAAATTTCCTAACTGGATCTTTGCTCGAAGTTCGTCCGATGGCGATCAACAAATTGCAGGGTTTACGACCCAAGATTTCGACGATCGACGAATGGCTTTCCGGAGATCTCCGTGAAGACGTTGTCGGTGCAGTGGAACAGGGAGCCTCAAAACTTGATGATTATCTAATCGTGGCGATTAGTTCCGAGGGAACTGTTCGAAATGGTAGTGGAGACACCATCAAGTTGGAACTTGCCGATATTCTGAAAGGCGAGTATAAAGCACCTCATGTTTCCATCTGGCATTATAAGTTGGATGATCTAGAAGAGGTTGCTCATCCCGAAATGTGGGTAAAAGCTAATCCGAATCTTGGATTGACTGTTACCTACGATACATACCAGCTCGATGTTGAAAGGGCTGAAAAAGCTCCGGCATCTCGGAACGATATCCTCGCCAAGCGCTTCGGGATTCCCATGGAGGGGTACACGTACTTCTTCACCTATGACGAAACGCTTCCACACCGCCGTAGCAATTTCGATGGGATGCCCTGCGCTCTCGGTGCGGACCTTTCTCAAGGCGACGACTTCTGTGCGTTCACATTCCTCTTCCCTCTAAGAGAGGGATTTGGTGTCAAGACTCGTAGCTACATCACTTCGCTTACGTTGATGAAGCTCCCTGGTGCTATGCGCCAGAAATACGACGAGTTCATTCGAGAAGGAAGTCTTCACGTCCTTGAAGGCACCGTTCTCGATATGATGGAAGTTTATGACGATCTTGACGCGTTTATCGAGAGGTCGGAATACGATGTACGTTCTCTGGGATTCGACCCCTATAACGCGAAAGAGTTTGTTACCCGATGGGAGCAAGAAAACGGCCCATTCGGGATCGAGAAAGTCATTCAGGGAGCGAAGTCAGAATCCGTACCGCTTGGTGAACTCAAGATTTTCAGTGGCCAACGAAAGCTCGTATTCGATCAGGCCCTTATGTCGTTCGCAATGGGTAACGCGATTACTCTTGAAGACACCAACGGTAACCGTAAGCTCTTGAAGAAACGTCAAGATGCTAAGATCGACAATGTAGCCGCGATGATGGACGCCTACATCGCATGGAAGGCCAACAGGGAAGCTTTCGAGTAGCCCGGAAAGGAGGTTTGCGCATGGGTTTTCTCGCACAGCTCAAGCACGCATGGAATGCGTTCACCAACTGGGATCAGAACAATCAGGTCATTCAGTCGTATGCCGCTGGTGCTACATTCGGTGTTCGACCCGACCGTACTCGTTTGAATTTCTCAAACGAACGATCGATCATCTCGGCGATTCTGACTCGGATGGCGCTTGACGCCGCTTCGATCCAACCTGTTCACGTTCGAAACGATTCTGAAGGTCAGTATCTCACTGATATTCAGAGCGGTTTGAACAATTGCTTCACGACACAGGCGAACATCGACCAGTTTGCACAGCAGTTCCGTCAGGACTTCTTCATGACGTTGTTCGACAAGGGCGTTGCTGCGATCGTACCCGTCGACACGACCATCAATCCGATCGACTCGAATGCGTACGACGTTCTGACTATGCGAGTCGGCGAGGTAACGGGTTGGTATCCCGAACATGTTCGGGTCATGTTGTACAACGAGGAGAAGGGCTATCGGCAGCAGCTAGTCCTACCGAAGAGTCTCGTGGCAATCGTTGAGAATCCGCTTTATCAGGTGATGAACGAGCCCAGTTCGACCCTGCAGAGACTCGTCCGGAAACTCAATATGCTGGATCAGGTCGACGAGGCTTCCAGCTCCGGCAAGATCGATCTGATCATCCAGCTGCCTTATGTCGTTAAGTCCGAAGCTCGTCGTCAACAGGCCGAGCAGCGAACAAAGGACATCGAGTTCCAGCTTAAGAACAGCAAGTACGGCATCGCCTACGCTGACGGAACCGAGAAGATCACTCAGCTCAACAGGCCGGCCACAAACAACATGTTGGATCAGGTTCAGTACCTGACTCAGATGTTGTACGACCAGCTCGGAATCACCGATACGATTCTGAACGGTTCGGCCAACGAGGCGACGATGAACAACTATCTGGTGCGCACCATCGAGCCGATGGTCAACGCGATGATAGAAGCCATGAAGGCCACGTTCATCAGCAAGACTGCGAGAACCCAGGGTCAGTCGATCACCTTCTTCAGGAATCCGTTCGCGCTCGTTCCGATGGCCGACATGGCTAAGATCGCCGACATGTTCAGTCGAAACGAGATCGCATCCGCCAACGACATCCGTCGCGCCATCGGTTGGAAGCCGTCGAAGGATCCAAAGGCAGACAAGCTCATCAACAGCAACATGCCGACGCCTCAACCATTGGATCCGGCTCCTCGGCCGCCTGGTCCGCCAAGCGTCAGACGAATCATGCCAGGCACGATCCCGAGACCGGAGCTCAGTCCTGTGAGACCAGCGCTCCATCCACAACTACAGCGACAACTCACAGGGACAGGAGGAAACAGTCAAAATGGGAGCGCCTGACTTCAGTGGCTGGGCTACCAAGGCCAACATCAAGTGCAGCGACGGTCGAACGATCATGTCGGATGCGTTCAAGCACATGGACGGCAAGCAGGTTCCGCTCGTCTACATGCACGGACACAGCGGTATCGAGAATGTCCTCGGCTACGCCGTTCTCACGCACAAAGCCGAGGGTGTCCGAGCGGACGGCTACTTCAACGACACGCCTTCCGGTAAGAACGCCCGAATCATGGTCGAACACGGAGATCTGAAGTATCTTTCGATCTACGCCAATGACCTGGTCGAGCACGGGAAGCACGTCACACACGGCAACATCCGAGAGACCAGCCTGGTTCTCGCCGGTGCCAACCGGGGTGCAGTCATCGACCAGGTCAACATCCGCCACTCTGACGGAACGTACGACGAGATCGAGGGCGACGCCATCATCTTCAGCGGTGTCGAATTGTTCCACGACGCCACAACCACGGACGCCACCGTCGAGGGCACCGACGCCACGGATGACACCAACGATCCGATGCAGAAGACCGTCCAGGAGATCTGGAACGGTATGTCACCAGAGCAGCAGGACGTCGTCAACTACATCGTTGGCGAGGCTGTTCGGAACGTCCAGGACCCGGACAACGATGGCGACGTTGACATCGTGGACGAAGAGCAGAAGGACGGCGAAGCCGCCCACACCGACACAAACAAGTCCGGCGAGGGTGACCTCAGCCACCAGGAAGGAGCCGACTCGACCATGACGCGCAACGTCTTCGAGACCCACAGCGCCACCAGGCCACAGCAGGGCGCGACTGCCACTCTGCGGCACGGCGACATCAACCCCGCCACGAACGGTGAGCTGAAGCACGCCAACATCCTCTTCACCAAGGAGGACAAGGCGGCGATGTTCGCGGCTGCCATGAAGGGTGGCTCGCTCAAGGTCGCCTTCGAGGAGGCGTGCCTGAAGCACGGCGTGTCTCCCATGGACGTCCTGTTCCCGGAGTACCGGGCGCTCGACAACATGCCGCAGTTCAACAGTCGGCGGATGGAGTGGGTGCAGCCGTTCCTCAACGGTCTGTCCCACAGCCCGTTCTCCCGCGTGAAGTCGATCGTGGCCGACATCACGATGGACGAGGCCCGTGCGAAGGGTTACGTCAAGGGCAACATCAAGCGTGAGGAGTGGTTCTCCGTCTCCAAGCGCTTCACCACGCCCACCACGATCTACAAGAAGCAGCAGCTCGACCGCGACGACATCATCGACATCACCGACTTCGACATCATCGCGTGGGTCAAGGCCGAGATGGACCTGATGTTGAAGGAGGAGCTCGCGCGGGCGATCCTCATCGGCGACGGCCGGGACATCGCGGACCAGGACAAGATCAAGGACCCGGGCAACGCCAACAGCGGCGACGGTCTGCGCTCGATCGTCAACGAGCACGAGCTCTACAAAACCGACGTCAACATCAACCTCACGGCGACTCCGGTGTGGGAGAACGTCGTCGAGGGTGTGCTGGCCGCGATGGAGTTCTACAAGGGCACCGGTACTCCCACGTTCTACACCACGTGGCAGAACCTGACCAAGATGCTGCTGATCAAGGACGGCTTCCAGCGCCGGCTCTACCCGACCAAGGCGGATCTGGCCGCTGCGATGAACGTCGCGGACATCGTCCCGGTCGAGGTCTTTGAGAGCCCGACCGCTCCGACCAACCTGATCGGTATCATCGTCAACCCGGCGGACTACAACGTCGGTGCGGACAAGGGCGGCGAGGTCAACCTTTTCGACTTCTTCGATATCGACTACAACCAGTACAAGTACCTGATCGAGACGCGTCTGTCCGGCGCGATGACGAAGGTCAAGGGCGCGCTGGCGATCTGGAGCGTCCCGTCGACCGACACCGCAGTCACCCCGACTGCCCCGACCTTCGACCCGGCCACCGGCATCGTGACGGTCACGGCTCAGACCGGCATCGTCTGGAAGGACGGCAACGGCAACACCTTGACCGCGGGCGCTCAGGCCGCGATCGCCAAGGACGCCAGCATCACCATCGTCGCGACTCCGGCTTCGGGCTACTACATCCCGACCTCCGGCGACCGTACGGCGTACTGGAACTTCGTGCGGCCGAACCCGACCGGTACCAACAGCAACAGCTGAGGTTAGCTAGTGAAGAAGTTCTACGGAAAAGTCGGTTACGGCCAATCTGTGGAAAGCGCGCCTGGCGTGTGGGTCAAACAAATCACCGAGGTATATTACTTCGGGGACGTCGTTCGAAACACACGCCAGTTGCGGGAGGGATCGACTCTAAACGACGATCTCACCGTCGGAAATTCCATCTCGATTGTCGCGGACGCGTACGCCAATCAGAACTTCTTTGCCATGCTTTACGTGGAGTGGATGGGGAAGCTGTGGACGGTGTCCAACGTCGATGTGCAGCCTCCTCGTCTACTTCTGACCTTAGGGGGTGTCTACAATGGGCCGACGGCTTGAACTACAGGCTCTATTCGAGACGCTCCTCGGTACTGGAAATGTATATTTCCAACCGCCGACAGAAGACGAGATCCAGTATCCCTGTATCGTCTATCAGCTGTACAAGGCAAAGAGCGAATTCGCCGACAACGCGCCGTACCGCATCACTTCAAGCTACCAGGTGACTGTCATAGACGCGGATCCGGACAGTCAGATCCCTGCCAAAATCGCCGCATTGCCGATGTGTCTCATGAATCGGTTCTTCGTGGTGAACAACCTCAACCACACAGTCTACAATCTCTACTACTGAGGGGAAACCAGAGTGACTAAGCTCGTCTGGGACACCGTCGGCGATCGAATCTACGAGACCGGTCTCGACCGCGGTGTTCTGTACATCCCGGACGGTTCCGGCGCCTACACGAACGGGTACGCCTGGAACGGTCTGACGAAGCTGACCGAGAAGCCCACCGGCGCTACCTCCAACAAGCAGTACGCGGACAACCAGCTCTACCTCAACCTGATCTCCGTCGAGTACTTCGAGGCCGACCTCTCCGCGGTCACCTACCCGGACGCGTTCGGACAGTGCGACGGCACTTACGAGCCTGAGCCCGGCGTCGCGATCGGCCAGCAGAACCGCAAGTCCTTCGGGCTCTGCTACCGGACCCTGGTGGGCAATGACCTCGAGAACACGGACCTCGGCTTCAAGCTCCACTTGGTCTACGGCGCGTTCGCCGCTCCGTCGCAGAAGGCGTTCGCAAGCGTCAACGACAACCCGGCGGCCATCGAGTTCACCTGGACCATCACGACGATCCCGGTCGCCGTCAGCAACCACAAGCCCACCGCCACGCTCACCATCGACTCGACCAAGGTCGATGCCGCGGCTCTGGCGACGCTCGAGGACATGCTGTACGGCACGAGTGGCGTGAACCCGATGCTGCCGACCCCCGATGCGGTTCTGGCCATCTTCGCCGGCACGGTCACCGCGGTCGACCCGACGGTTCCCACCTACACCAGCGCCACCCACACCATCACCATCCCGACCGTCACCGGCCTCGCCTACTACATCAACGGCGCGGTCGTCACGGGAGACGTGGTCATCACTCAGGACACCGTCGTTACCGCGCAGGTCCTCCCGGGCTACAAGTTCGCGGACAACACGGTCAACGAGTGGGAAGTCACCTTCTAGTTCGACCGACGAAAGAAAGGAGGTCAGAGAGTGCTCGAAATCTTGATCGTCATTAAAGAAGGGTACGACGAGAGCGAAGAGAGATTCGTACCGGCTGAGACGTTCACTTTGCAGTTGGAGCACTCTCTGGCTTCCCTGTCAAAATGGGAGTCATTCTTCGAGAGACCGTTCCTGAGTTCAGAGGAGAAGAAGCCGGAAGAGATCCTCTGGTACATCATGGCTATGACTCTCAATCAAGATGTTCCCGCTAAGATCTACAACAAATTCTCCAGCGAGAACATCGAACGGATCAACAACTACATAAACGCCAAGATGACTGCTACCTGGTTCAACGAAGCGAATCAGGAACGAAGTCGAGAAATCATCACGGCAGAGATCATCTACTATTGGATGATCTCTTTGAACATCCCTTTCGAATGTCAATTCTGGCATTTGAATCGTCTTCTCACCTTGGTCAGGGTCTGCAATCTTAAGAATTCCCCGCCGAAGAACATGAGCCAGGGCGAGATCGCAGCTCAATACCGAGAGTTGAATAGACGTCGTAAGGCTCAACTCGGCACCAACGGATGAGAGGAGGTTCATAACTTTGGCTAGGATCAGCTGGGACGACCCTGGGTCTCGACTTTACGCCGTTGGTCTGGATCGAGGCGTTTTGTATGTGGATGGCCAACCCGGTGTTCCATGGAATGGTCTGACCGCCATCACCGAGAACAATTCCGGTGGAGCAGCTCAGCCGTTCTATGTGGACGGCGAAAAGTTTGTGAACACCTCTGCGCCTGAGGAATTCAACGCAACGCTTACTGCGTACACATACCCGATTGAATTCGAACCGTGTGACGGTATGACGGAGATCCGACCGGGTTTCATCATAACCAAGCAACGCAGACAATCGTTCGGGCTCTCCTACAGGTCCATGGTAGGCAATGATCAGTCGTCGGAGTACGGATACAAAATCCATCTTATCTACAACGCACTCGCGTCACCATCGGCTCGATCCCACAAGACGATGAATGCCTCGCCGAATCCGGATGACTTCAGTTGGAACATCACAACATTGCCTCCGTCGGTAACTGGATACAAGAGGTCTTCGCACTTCATCATCGATTCCACTTTGGTGGACCCCGAGGTTCTCACCGGTTTGGAAGACATTCTCTATGGGAATGATTCCACTTCAGCACGCCTTCCCGCCATAACCGAAATCACAGATCTCATCGACACCGGAGATGCGATGACGGTCACGGACAATGGTGACGGCACCTTCACCATCACAGCTCCTCTGTCGGCTATACCGATGCTCGATTCAGAAACGTTCCAGCTTACCTGGCCTACCGGTATTGTGATCGATGATGCCGACACCTGGACAGCGACCTCGTAAGGAAAGGAGGTAGACATGGCTAGTGTCACCGGAAAAACCTCTGCGGCCATCGATGCTCTCGTTGCCGTTCTACTCTCAAGTGCAGCCATCGATGAATCCGGCCATCTGACGGTTACTACACACGGTGGTACCGTCACGGATCTCGGGCCTGTTGTCACATCTCTTCCTCCTGCGACAGAGACTGTGGCCGGTATTCTGAAGGTCGCTACTTCGGCTTTGATCACTGCAGGCACTGATGATACCACTGCGGTTAGCCCTCTTGGACTAGCTGCCGTCGTGGCAACTCTCAACACGAGCATATCCGGAAAGCAGCCCTCCGATCCGGATCTGACAGCAATCGCGGCGCTCACACCAGCCACCAGCGACGTGCTTCAATATGAGTCAGGAGCTTGGTCGCATCGGACTCCGGCCCAACTAGCCACAGATCTGTTTGCCGCGGCACCGGTTGTCAAGGGCAAGTACTATTCCTCAAGTACGTGGAACGACGCTACGAGTCCGCGAGTTTGGGTTGGTAGTGTCGACCCGACTACGGGAAATACCGTGAATGATGGTTCGGTCTGGTTCGACACCAGTGGTGTGTGACGCATGACTTGGGTTGAAACACTGATCGACGATTTCGACGATAACTCGTTGGATTCCACAACGATCTGGGAAGTTTCAGGTGTCGCAACCGAAACCAGTCAAGCCCTGCATATCCAGGTGACTTTGAGTTTCCCATTCGTACGAACACTCAAAACCCACAATATGACGAATTCACTATTCGCCGTGAAGTGGAACGCTGGAACGGGAACAGCAACTTCGTCTTGTCGATTTGGAATCACAGCGACTGATCCGGCTGGTAACGACGTGTATCTAGTCAGTGAGATACTGACAAGTAACTGGGCATTCGGAACCAATGGCGCGGCTACGGTTACGGGTACGACTACTGGAACCGGTGCTGGAACTTCCTTCACCAACGGAACCTGGTTTGGTTTGGGAATGCTCGGCAGTGACAATATCCTACACGGGTATAAGTCTGCGGATGGCGTTACCTGGACTGAACTCGGGCACGTCACAGTCGGTGGGACTTTCGACAAGACGCAGGTCCGTTATCGGATTCAACCCGGATACTTCACAAGTAGTGAATCCCCGACATGGGCCTGCAACATCCCCGAAGCTGCTGTTTGGGCACCCTGGCACAAAACTCACGTCCGTCAAGGCGGGAAATGGGTTGAAGCTTCGGTCAAAGCCAGACAGGGCGGAGCCTGGGTTCTCGCCAAACCTCATAGTCGTCAGGGCGGAGCCTGGATCAGCTCGCATTAGCGAAGGGTGCCGTAATGATATCTTTCAACGTCACAGGCGATTCTTCTAGAACGCAAGAATTCCTCCAGAGTGTGAAGAGAATTAACATTCTTTCGATCATGGAAACTTGTGGCGAAGAAGGTGTAGCGGCTCTAACTTCGGCTACTCCGGTAGATACCGGTTTGGCTGCTGGTTCTTGGAGCTACGATGTAAACGCAAACAATGGCGTTTACACGATCTACTGGACCAACACGGACGTCGAGAACGACTTCCCCGTGGCGATCATGCTCCAATACGGTTATTCGACTGGGACTGGGGGCTATGTGCAAGGCCGGGACTACATTAATCCGGCGATCAAACCCATATTCGATGAGATCGAAACGAAAGTGTGGAGGGCGGTGACTTCAGCATGAGTAACATTGACCAGCGTGTTGTTCAGATGATATTCGACAACAAGCTATTCGAACAAGGAGTCGCCACCACACTAGCGTCTCTGGAAAAGCTGAACGCCGGTCTCAAGCTCCAGGGCGCAACCAAGGGTTTGACGGATGTCGATGCCGCTGCCAAGGGTATAAACCTGAGTTCACTGGCTTCTGGAATCGATACCGCTGCAAACAAGTTCCACGCGATGTCTGTCGTCGGTGTTGCAGCATTGGCGACTATCACCAGCAAAGTCGTCAACGCCGGTATTGAGATCGGTAAGGCTTTCGTAATCGATCCCGTTAAGGACGGATTCCAGAATTACGAAACCCAGATAAACGCAGTTCAGACGATTTTGGCCAACACCGGTCTCGTCGGCCAAGCCGGTCTCAGCAAGGTAAACACAGTACTTCAACAGCTGAATACGTATGCCAACCAGACGGTATACAACTTCAGCGACATGGCCAAGAACATCGGCACCTTCACGGCAGCCGGCGTTGATCTGCAGACTTCGGTCGATTCGATCAAGGGTATAGCAAACCTTGCGGCTCTTTCCGGCTCGAGCGCGGAACAAGCTTCGACAGCTATGTATCAGCTGTCGCAGTCCATCGCGTCCGGTAAGGTTCAGCTCCAGGACTGGAACTCAGTCGTCAATGCCGGACTCGGCGGCAAAGTATTCCAGACCGCACTTGAGAACACAGCCCGCGCAAGCGGCGTGGCCATCGACAGCATCATCAAGAAGACCGGTAGCTTCCGAAACAGCCTGCAAGAGGGCTGGCTCACCTCCGACATCCTGACTAAGACCCTTAGCCAGTTCACCGGAGACTTGAGCACTGCTCAGCTCAAAGCCATGGGCTTCACCGCCCAGCAAGCCGCACAGATCGAGCAGCTTGGTCTTACTGCTGTAAACGCAGCTACGAAGATCAAGACCATGACTCAGCTGACTCAGGCGTTGAAGGAAGAAGTTGGTACTGCATATGCCACCATCTTCAAGACGATCTTCGGTGACATCAACGATGCGACTACCCTATTCACGGGAATTCACAACGTTGCCGAGAATGCACTAACCGGCCCGATCTACGCCCTGAACAGTTTGCTTCAGGGATGGGTTGCCCTCGGCGGTCGTAAGGAACTCATCGCAGATCTTTCGAACGCCATGAAGGATTTCGGAGCAGTCGTCAAGGTAGTCGAAGGCGCCTTCAGAGAGATCTTCCCCGCGACCACGGCGGAACAGCTTTACAACGCAACACTCTTATTCGGAAACATCATCGACAGATTCAAAATGGGAGGAAAGACTGCTGAAGAATTGAAACAGACTCTAGCGGGTTTGTTCTCAATCATCAGTCTGGCCATCTTCATCGTCAGACAAGCTATCGACGCTCTGGCGAATCTGTTCGGTGTTGTGACAAATGGCTCCGGGGGTTTTCTCAGCCTCACGGCGCGAATGGGCGAAGCCCTTGTAAGGTTCAAGGATTTCGTCGAAGAAGGGCACGGAGTCACCGAGTTCTTCGACCTCTTGGGCAAGGTCTTATCCGTACCGATTCTGTTGGTCCAAGCTCTCGCTCGATACATCGGAGAACTCTTCGACAAGTTCGATGGGAGCAAGGCGTCAAAAGCTCTAGGTGATGTCACAGCCAAACTCGGACCTCTTGGTCAGTTGGCTAAACTCGCGTCGGACGGCTGGGGTCTTCTGGTCAGACACTTTGGCGATCTGATCTCCTTCTTCGAGCCTTTGGCCAAAAAAGCTGACGACTTCATCCACAACTTGGCCCATTCCATCACATCCGGGCTGAGCAGCATCAACTTCCAGGATGTTCTCAATCTTCTGAACACTGCTTTGTTCGGCGGTTTGATCCTTCTGGTAAAGAAGTTCGTGGACAAGTTCAAGGGCGGTGGTGAACTTGGCGAGTTTGTCGACACAGTCAAGGAAACGTTCGAGGGCCTTACCAAGACTCTTGAGACGATGCAGGGGACTCTCAAGGCGGCAACGTTACTCGAGATAGCCGCTGCAGTCGGAATCCTGACCATTTCGGTAATCGCACTCTCCAGAATAGACCAAGCCGGTTTGATCCGGTCCAGCGTCGCCATCACGGTGATGTTCACTCAACTCGTTGCTTCTATGGCGATCTTCCAGAAGTTCGTCGGCACCGAGGGCTTCTTGAAGATGCCTTTCATGATGGGTTCACTTCTTCTACTTGCGACTGCGATCGACATTCTCGTCATCGCCGTCAAAGAGTTGGCCGGACTCGATTGGAACAGTCTCTCCAGAGGTCTGAGTGGGCTTGGGATTCTCCTCGCTGAGTTGATCGGCACTATGAAACTGATGGGCAGTCCTGAAGGTTTCATAGCTACTAGCTTGGGTCTGAACGCCTTCGCCAAGGCTGTCGACACTCTGTCCAAAGCCGTGGTCGGGTTGTCCGGTCTCAGTTGGGATCAGCTAGCCAAGGGTTTGAGCGGTATAGCTGGCGTTCTCGCGGCATTGGCTCTCTTCAGCAGATTCGCTGAGGCAGACAAGGTCGGAGTCAGTGCTGGACTGGGTATCATCCTTCTTGCCACTGGGATCAAGATCCTAGCCAGTGCGATGCAGGGATTCGCCAACTTCAGTTGGACTCAGATCGGCAAGGGTCTCGCATCCATGGCCGGTGGTTTGGCCATCATGGCGGCTGCATTGAAACTGATACCACCTCAGTCGGTGGTGTCTGCAGCAGGTGTGCTCATCGTCGCTTCATCTCTTGGGATGATCGCGACAGCCATGAACAAGATGGGACAGTTCAGCTGGGGTCAGGTAGCCAAGGGTATAGTGTCGATGGCTGGTGCTCTCGGCATTATCGCCGGCGCTTTGGCGCTTCTGCCTCCGGAATCACTTCTCTCGGCAGCTGCAATCTTCGTCGTGGCGTCTTCTCTCGGAATGATGAGTTCTGCACTTGCCAAAATGGGAGGAATGTCTTGGGGAGAGATAGCCAAAAGTCTGGTCGAACTCGCTGGCGCGCTCGGGATCATCGCTCTCGCTGTGATCTTCATGGAGGGAACACTACCAGGAGCAGCGGCTCTATTCGTCGTCGCAGCGGCCTTGGAGGTTCTGGTACCCGTACTGCACGCTCTAGGCAATATGTCGTGGGCACAGCTCGGGGAAGCAATGGCTGGTCTGGCCGGAGTGTTCATCATTCTGGGTGCGGCTGGTTTGGTGTTGGCTCCTCTAACTCCAATCCTCCTTGCTTTGGGCGCTGCTATTGCGCTGATGGGTATTGGAATGGCGGCAGCCGGCGCTGGAGTGTTCCTCTTCGCCGCAGGATTGACTGCACTTAGCGTCGCCGGTTCGGCCGGAGCAGCAGCTCTGGTTGGAATCGTCACAGCAATGCTCGGTCTTCTGCCGATGGTTGGCAAAGAGATCGGTCTCGCTGTGATCGCGTTCGCTCAAACGATCCAGACAGCAGGACCTGCGATCTTGGGTGCTATGGTTACGGTTATCCTGGCTATGGCGTCCGCGATCAATAAGACCGCTCCGACGGTGGTGACCACCCTTCTCAGTCTTCTGTTGATGCTTCTTCAGAAGCTGGTTGAGTACGTTCCAAAGCTTATCGATGCTGGCGCGAATCTCATCGTGGCGATTCTCAATGGGATCGCACGGAAGATTCCTGGAATTGTCCAGGCCGCGGTAAACGTGATCGTCGCCTTCATCAATGCCGTGGGGCAGCAAGGCAAGCCACTTGCCGATGCGGGTTTCAACGCATTGATCAACTTCATCAACGGTATCGCCAATTCCATCAGACAGAATACTCCGCAGCTGATTCAGGCCGGTAAGAATTTAGCCTCAGCAATCATCAGTGGTTTGACAGGTGGACTGTTCAGTGGAGCATCGGCGGTGTCGCAAGCAGCTCAGGAAGTTGCTCAGGTCGCCTTGGCTGCTGCAAAGAAGGCTTTGAATTCGCATTCCCCGTCCAAGGAATTCATGAAGATCGGTGCTGATGGCTCAACCGGTCTTGCTCTCGGACTTGAGTCCATGAGCGACATGGTGGCGAATTCTTCGGCTAATGTAGGTAAGACAGCCCTACTATCCATGAGTAAGACCATCGCAGGTATGTCGGATATGATCACAGGAAATATCGATGTGACGCCTACCATCACACCGGTTCTGGATCTGTCCGATGTCAAAAAGAAGGCCGGTGAAATCGGCGGGATATTCGGAACGACTTCGGTGAAGACCGACGCCTCGTATTCGAATGCGGTAAATGCCTCCGCGGGATATTCACAGAATCAATCCACATCCATGCAGACCACCGGGACTCAACAGTCTGGGGGTGTCTCCTTCACTCAGAACAACTACTCGCCAAAGGCGTTGTCTTCGGCGGAAATCTACCGTCAGACGAAGAACCAACTGTCTACAGTGAGAGGTGTCCTTGTTTACCAAGGTGGAGGTGCGAACCAGTCAGGGTAGCCTCCTCACGCTCCAGCTCGGTGATGTCTCTGGGGGGCTCAACCTCAAAGACGTCACCGGGTTGGACCCCGTGAAAGCAACTCTGGTCTCATCGAGTTTTGCCGGTCAAGACGGCGAGCAGTACCAGTCGGCCAAAAGGGAAAAGCGAAACATCACTATGAAGATTGGGCTTGATCCCGACCCTTCTGGTGCTACAGTCCTCGGTTTGCGTCGTCAGGTTTACGCTTTCTTCAGGCCGAAAGCTCTGGTGAACCTGAAGTTCTTCGTCGACGACACAGACGACTCGATCGAAGATGGGTACGATATCGTCGGATATGTGGAGAGTTGTTTATCTCCAATGTTCGCTCAAACACCCGAGTTAAACATCTCGATCGTGTGCTTCGATCCGGACTTCTACGATCCCGTACCTGTGATGGTAAGCGGGATGACCTCGGCAGATTCCGCAGCCACATACTTTCCTTACATCGGAACCGTGGATACCGGAATCGTCTTCACATTCACGGTTAACGCTGCGATGTCGGAATTCACTCTGTACTACGTGGATGGCAATCTCACCACGTGGACGATGGATTTCGCTGCTGCGTTGTTGGTCGGTGATGTCATCACGATAAGCACGGTTCCGGGTAATAAATACGCCGATCTACTCAGGGCCGGCGTAACAAGTTCGATCTTGTATGCGGTGTCGCCACAATCCATTTGGCCGTTGTTGGCTCCGGGGGACAACTGGTTGAGAGTCTCGGCCACACCTACTCCTGCGAGCACGGCCACGGTCACCTACACAAAGCGATACGGAGAACTGTAGTGGAACTCTACATTCTCGATGCTTTGTATCGTCGTCAGTACATCATCGATCAGTACATCTCGTTGATTTGGACTGAGCGACAGGCTGTGTACGGTGACTTCCAGCTGAATATCTACTCGACCCACCAAAGTCGATCGTTGCTCAAACTGGACACCTACTTGGCTCTTGACCGATCCAACTACATCATGCGGATCGAGTCGTTCGAGGATGATCTGGATGCCGACGGGCAACGTGTTCTGATCATCAAAGGCCGATCGATGGAGGCGATCCTCCTCGACCGAGTCGCCAAAGAGTCGCTCAGTGATCTGACCACTTCTCCGGAATGGGTGATCACTGATACTCCGGCGAATATCGCGCGAACCGTGTTTCATGACATTTGTGTGAGTGGTATTCTGGATGTCGGGGATATCATTCCCAGCATTTCGGAAACCTCGCTGATGCCGGCTTCGACGATCCCCGAGCCGGTTGATCCGATCACACTCAAGATCAAGCCGACCACGGTGTACGACGTCGTATCTACTCAGATATGTGCGGCTTACGATCTGGGATTCCGGATGCTGCGAGATGACAGCACCGGACTAATCCATTTCGACGTGTACGCGGGTAGCGATCGAACAACGGGACAAACCACCCTAACTCCGGTGATGTTCGGGCCACAGCTAGACAACCTTCAGAACACCAAAGAACTGACGAGAATTGACACGGCTAAAAATGTAGCCTATGTCTTCTCGCCGGTCGGTTTCCAGATGGTTTATGCGACGGGGGTCGATCCGACAGTCGAGGGTTTCGAACGCCGAGTTTTGATGGTTGATGCGAGCGATGTCACTAGTGGCACGTCTGCAGAGATCGAAGCAGCATTGATCCTCAAAGGGATGGCTGCTCTCACAGCATCGCGTGTTTATTTCGGATTCGATGGCGAGATTAGTCAGAACAGTCAATACGTCTACGGGCGTGACTACAATATGGGTGATCTGGTCGAGTTGCAGAATACCGATGGTGTCGCAGCAGAAATGCGGGTCACCGAATACATCTTCACCAACGATGATCAGGGCGAGCGTTCGTATCCTACCCTTACGAGCAACATCGTCATCAACACTGGATCGTGGTTGTCCTGGACCAGCAACAAAGCTTGGTTCGACTTCGATACTGACACAACATCGGTTTGGGGTAACCAACCCTAATGAGAAAGGATGGGTCGCATGGCTGTTGGTGATCAAGCAGCTGCCGCGGGATATCCGCTCGTTCCGGATACAGGAGAAGAAGGCCGAGTTCGCTGGGGTGGTCGAGAAATTAATCGGACCCGAGACGAAATTGCGGGCGTCAAGGCCACGGTCCCCGTCGGTAAATCCGGCTTCCGTACGGCTGCGGGGATCTCTTCCGGGACTGCTGATCCGATCGGTGGAAGCGACGGAGACATCTACTTCAAAATCGTCTCGTAGGTGACGTATGACCGATTACCTGCACTCCACCGGTAGTTCCGCAACGATGATGATCCGGGATTCAGGTACTACGGTCGAATTCTGGATCAACTCGAACAACTCCGATACGTTCGATCACAATCTACCGTGGTCTTATGGTATCAATGGCGTCATCAGCCCCTGGTTGTCGTTCAACTACAATGCGGGGGCTGGATGGCAACGTCTGGGTTCATGGAGTGTGACCACAACCCAGACTGTCCAGTTCAAACTGAACGCAACTGGCACTCAAGGGTTCGGCGGACCTACCACGTTCGTCCAGACCATCAATAGAACGACGGTACCAGCACCGCCTACGATGCCGCTTCTCACCAACGTCAGTGTATCGTCCATGGATGTCACTTGGACAGACAACAACAATGGTGGGGCTACAATTCTGGGTTATCAGATTGGGTATAGCGTAAACGATCCATCTGGACCAAGCACGATTGTGGCAGCGCCGAGTTCCCCGCAAACTCTATCCAACCTGGCAATGGGCACATTGTACTATGTGTGGGTACAAGCTCAAAACTCGGTCGGATGGAGCGGCTGGTCACCATCCAGTTTCGCTACAACATTTCTAGGTGCGTATGTGAATGTGGGGGGAGTTTGGAAACCCGCAGTTCCCTACGTCAATGACGCCGGGGTTTGGAAACGAGCACAACCGATCGTTGTCAGACAGGCAATCGACCGCGGTTTCGGCTAGAAGTGGAGTAACGCAAGTACCTGCTTGAGAAAGGAAACTCGTTGTGACTTCCTGGCTACAGACGGTCTTAGCCATGGTCGGCGCCGTTCTCGCGTCTTCTGGTTTCTGGGCCTATATGGACCACAGACGGAGCAGAGACAGTGCTGTCACTCGCCTCATGATGGGGTTGGCCTACGATCGGGTCACGACGCTCGGCATCGCGTATATCGAGCGGGGATGGGTGACGAGAGACGAGTACGAGGAATACGAGAAATATTTCGTCGAACCGTACAAGGCTCTTGGGGGAAACGGGGTAGCCGAGCGGATTTGGTTGCAAGTCAGAACGCTTCCTTTCCGTCCCCACAGCAGATATTCTGAAATCTTCCGTAATTCCCACGAAAGGTTCATACCCGATGTCCCAGTCGTCACCCAGTACGAACGGGAGCCGGAGTCCACTCCTCAGTGACTCGGTCTACAACGTCCTGAAGCACGTCGCCGCCTCCGGTTTGCCGGCTCTCGCGGCTCTCTACTTCGCTCTGTCGCAGATCTGGCATTTCCCGGACACCGCTCAAGTCATGGCGAGCATCGCGGCGATCAACACCTGCCTCGGTGTGCTTCTGGGTGTCTCGACGGTCGTCTACAACAACAGCGACGCGAAATATGTCGGTACGATCGAGGTCACCAACTCCAGCGATGGACAGAAGAAGACCTTCTCGCTGAACCTCAATCAGGATCCTGAATCGATCGAGAATTTGGACGAGGCTACGTTCAAGGTGGCACCTGTCGTCCTCGCGCCGAGCGTCGTGCCAACACCACCGGAAGTACCGCCGATGCAGACGGTATATCCGAACCCCGGGAATCCTCCGCAGCTCGGAGGCCCGAGACACTGACCTTGTAGGGGGTCGCAAGATATGCAGAGGCTATAATGAGACCCCTAACGCAAGGAGAAGCAAATGCTTGCTGAAACCTTCACCGACATCCCCAACCAGCTGACCGCCGAAATCGACCGTTTGCTCGGTTTGATGTCCAGTCTCGAACCGCACTCCGATGAGTACATCGCGACGGCGGATCAACTCACCAAGCTCTACAAGCTGCTTGAGATCGACGCAAACCTAGCACTGAAGGTCGGCGACCAAGGCATCAAGCGCAAGGAAAGCGAAGCCAACCAAGAAATCAAAGAGCGTGAACTCACTCTCAAGGACGAGGACAACGCGTACAACCATAACCTGAAGAACCGAGAATTCGGTTTGAAGGAGACGGAGGTGCACGCCAATGTTGCCACTCGCACTCATGAGACCGAGATCAAGCTCGTGGAAAGCCAAGCTAGCCTGCGCGTCAAGAACGCCGAGGCCGACCTGAAGAAGCAGGAGCTCGAACTCAACAAGCGAGTCAAGGTGGACACGATCGCCATCATCGCCGGAAACATCATCGGCATCGGTTTGATCCTGGGCTACGAACGAGCACACATCGTGACGTCGAAAGCCCTCGGGTTCGTCCTGAAGTCTAAGTAACAACGCAGACCGAACCGCAGGAAGACAAAACACGATGGACGTGTTGGAGCTAACCCCTCTAGCACGTCCATCGTGTTTTGATTTTCTGCCTCGCAGATACTACATGGCCTATAATGAGACCCCTACCGAAAGGCCATGCTGTGAAGTTTAAGAAGCGAATCGTCGCAGACATCAGCCTTGCACCGTCCCCGAAGGACGATGACCTCGACGAGTACATCGCGCAGGAAATAGGAACGTCCGCAGCCAACGTCCTCAACGGCGTTGTCGAAGACATCCTAAGACCCGCAGCGAAGGTAGTCGTCGCTTCCATCGTCACGGTGACAGTTGTGAGCGCTGCCTGCAAGATCGCAGTCAAGACCACCAAGACCCGATAGAACTCAACAACCTAAACTCCCCAACAAGGAGTTTAGGTTTTCGCTTTGGAGGGACTGGTGATGGCACTTTTATTCGCCTTCATTGCCGGTACCATTTTCGGTGGTGGGTATGTATTCTTCTTCTTTTTCGCCAGCAAAATTATGATCAATATAATGGGGGCAGATTCGAAGGACGAAGACTAAAAAATCCCCGGATGGTATTTGGGTGAAGGGTCGCAGAAAATACATGGGTTATAATGAGACCCCTTACCGAAAGGTTGATCATGCCCAAGACCTCCAGCACCGAAACCGCTGTCGAGACCTCGGAGACCACTGACACCCCGGAGGTGACGCGCACCGCCAAGCTGAAGACCATCGCTACCAACCCGATGTTCCTCGCTACGGCCGTGACCGCCACCTTCGTCACCGTCGTGCTCGCCGTCAAGTCGCGCCAGAACTCGGAGGAGAACGAAGCGCTCTGATCTGATCCATCGGAAGCTCAAAGCCCACAGATCCTAACACGGTCTTTGGGTTTTCCTTTTAGCCCACCGTACAAGGAGTACGTAATGCGTAAGCGCATCATCGCTCTGATCATTGGGGGCGCCATTGCTGCACTGATCATCTTCGGAATCCGATTCTTCGACAGCTCTTCCGCTGCTGCGGTTCAGAAGGCTCCGACCGGCCCCGTCCATCTCTACGGTCAATGGCACCAGGTGCACAGTGGGATGCCCAACGTCAAGATGACCGCCACGATAACCGAGAACACGATCACGATCAACATGTCGATGGGTGACATCCAGGGTGTCTACTGGATCGGAACCTTCCCTGTCTTCGACAATGTTCCAAACTCGTTCGCCGTGACGTCTAGGGGTGACACGAACGCGATGTCGAGCGATATACTAGCGTCTCAGGACGCAACCAAGACTTTCACATACAAGGACGGCGAGCTCAGCTACCCCTTCTCCATTGAGGGTCTGAACACGACTGTCTATCTTTCGCAGGGAGCCTGACAATGAATTTCGGCGCCATGATCGCCAAGGCGCGCAAGGCTACTGCCGACAACACACCCATGATCCTGACCGCTGTCGGAGCGACGGGTCTGGTGACCACAGCGATTCTCACAGGACAGGCCACATTCAAGGCCGCCGAAGTCCTGAGGATCGAACAGGAGAAGCTCGACCTCGAGGATGAACCCGTCGAGTTGACTCCGAAGCAGAAGGTCGAACTGACCTGGCTTCTGTACGTTCCTGCAGTCGGAACCGGCATCACCACGTTCGCATGCATCATCGCCGCCAATCGCATCCACACGCGACGTGCTGCCGCTCTGGCTTCGGCCTATTCTCTATCCCAGGAAGCATTCCGGGAGTACAAGGACAAGGTCGTCACCAAACTGGGCGAGAAGAAGGAGCAGGCTGTTCGAGACGAGATCGCCCAGGATCGCGTCAACAAGAATCCCCCGGCCGAGATCATCGTCTTCGGTGGCGGGGAAGCGCTCTGCCTCGACATGCATTCTGGTCGATACTTCAACTCCACCTTGGAGGGTTTGAAGAAGGCGCAGAACGATATCAACTATCGGATCATCCACGATAGTTACGCATCACTCAGCGACCTCTGGGACCTAATCGGTCTCCCGAAGACAGCGGAATCCGATGAGATCGGTTGGAACACCGACACCGGGCTCGAGATCGAGTACTCCACGGCCATGACCCCCGACGGCCGTCCGTGCATCACGATCAATTTCCAGACAACTCCTGGACGGGGATACTTCTCCGTCTACAGTTGAAGAGAACTTTACCTCCGCTTCCAAAACACAATCTGAAAGAAACCCCTGAAAATGGCTACCGCCAACAGCAAGAACGTCGCCGCGGACACCGAGGTCGAGACCGCGGATCAGACGTCGATCCCCGAGCAGAAGAGCGCGAAGCACCGCGAGGCGGTCGTGCACGAGATCACCGAGGTCGGCGTCGAGAAGCCCTCGCTCAAGGACAAGACCCGCACCGCGCTCAAGAACCACAAGACGAAGATCATCGCCGGCGCCTCCAGCGTCGCGTTCATCGTCGTCGGGGTGGTCGTGGCACGCAAGCGTGCCGAGAACGGCCAGGCCGCGGACGAGACCGCCGAGGTCTAACAGCAATTTCACAGCGGGTGTCCGCTAAGGGCAGTATGGAGACTCCACAGATTTGTCCTCTCATCAAGGCGACGAATCTCAAAACCAATCCCCTGTCGCGGGGCCGTTATGGGTTCTCCATACTGCTCTTTGTGGGCACCCGCTGGATCATCCTCTAGATCTCCGATCGATTGGAGATTGATCGAAAGGAAAAAAAGAAATGCTCAAGAAGAATATAACCTTCATCGATTTCGATGGTAAAACCGTCACCAAGACGTTCTGGTTCCACCTGACCAAGGCCGAGATCACCGAGATGACTTTGCTCTTCCCGGGTGAGAGCTTGGCCCACCATCTCACCACAATCTCTCAAGCTCAGAACATCCCGATGCTCATCGCTGCCTTTAAGGACATCATCGCCCGTTCTGTCGGCGTGCGCACCGATGACGGACGCTTCATCAAGAACCAGGAGATCTCTGACGAGTTCATGTCTTCGGACGCATACTCCGAGCTCTTTATGTCCCTCATCCAGAACGAGGGAGAAGCGGCTGACTTCGTCAACGGGATCGTTCCGGCCAACCTTACTTCGCAGGCTGCGTCGAAGGAGTACACGAGGCAGGAACTCCTCGAGATGGACGACGCTCAGTTCGAGGCGATCGCCGGCACCGACGTGCGCCACATGACGAAGGAGCACATGCAGATCGCCATGCAGCGTAGGAACCAGCTCGTCTGATCAACATTTTGAGGGAATCGGCAAGGGGAATTGACAGATTTACAAGGGGTCTCTCATTTCTCTTATTCCGGATGCCGATTTTAAACGACAGCCGTGCAGACCCGGTGGTCACCCCCACCGAAAACCGGGGGAAGCTAAACACGTGCGCCCTCACCCATCGTCCGGAGAGATTCTGACTGTATTCGAGATCTGGCGCAATCGAGTATGGTAGCGCCCCTGAATCTCTCCGGACTTGATGTCCCTGCTGCCCAGAGGAAGGAATGATCATGCGACATCGCATCCAGTCCTGTAACTGAATGAATATGCACGGCCGGCTCGAACGTCCTGTCCACCATCTACGTCCTGGGTAGAATCGAGGCTGATTCCGATTCTCTTCAGGACAGCCAGGCAGAATCCGCTATAAGAGCAGGTTGAAATTCACGTAAACGGCGAATCGGATTAGCTTAAAAGCCGCCCTGCCGCCTGGTTTCCAATCCCCATGAAAGGAGGTAAATAAAACGGGAACATATTTCGATGCCGTTCTGAGCAAAGATATGCAGCCTTTGTTCAATGGAACACCGTTCGAAACTGTTCAGTGGTTGCTCGACCGTCGAGACGATCCCGAAATCGACCAAGTCTGCATCGGTAAGAACATGCAGCTATGCACGGTCGAAGACTATCTGAAGAGATTTCATCCCGATCAGCCCTACCCTGAGTGACCTCGCAGGAAAAACTGGGCCTATAATGAGACCCTAACTGAGAGGTGTACCCTTGAACCCCAAGCTTATGAAATTCATCGTCAAGAACGCCTTCGGCCTTGCCGTCACCACCGCGATCGGATACATGATCAAGATGGAACGCAAAGTCGAAGATCGAATCGACGATCATTTCGACGCCAAGTAACGAGTACAACCATTCGTACCAGCTCAAACTACTAGGCCATATTACATGGCCTTTTAGTTTTTCCCTCCCGAGGTAAATATGGACCCCTTTCCCAGTAACAGTCATCAGCCGAAGCCTGTTGTGGGCGAAAGGCCGGAGCGAACCCCCGTCTTGAAGGTCGTCGACGGTAATGTGGTGGTGCGGAAGAAGCCGCTCGGTACGCGTCTGATCCAGATGTTCTTCGGCGATGGTAAGAATGTCGTCGACAACGTCGTGAGTGACGTGCTCGTTCCGGCGCTCAAG